AACTTATTACAAGCACTTGTCCGCAAGTGTTTTATCAAAGCAAGTATCAACAAAAGAAGATAGAACACGAACCAGCACTTAAGAAAGCATTTAGAACTGGCGAGCTTTGCCACGCATTTACTTTAGAACCAGACAGAGCAAAAAAAGCCTATGGTGTTTGTCTTAATAGGGCAACCAAAGCTGGTAAGTTGCAAGCAGAAGAAATGGCAGCCAAAGGCATAGAGCCTATTACAAGCCAAGAATACGAGCTTGCATCTAATGTTGCCAATGCTGTTTGGTCGCACCCGATAGCAAACAAACTTCTTTCTGTTGGTCTTGTCGAACAAAGCTTTTGGAGAGAGGATAAAGAAACTGGTCTGACTTGTAAAGCAAGATGCGACTTTCTAGATCCAATCAATAAAACTATTGTTGACCTAAAAACAACTGGCGAGGGTAACAGCCACCCAGACAAATTTATTAAGTCAGTAGCAAATTACCTTTACCATCTGCAAGCTGCTCATTACTTAGAAGTAATTGGTGCAAAGCGATTTGTATTTATAGCAGTTGAAAAAGTCTACCCATATGCCATAAGCATTACCGAGTTAGACGAAGATGCACTTGCAGAAGGCAAACGTCTTAGACAAGCTGCCTTAAAACAAATTTCTAAATGCCATACAGATGCTTACTGGCATGGGTATGCAGAAGAAATCCAAACACTCAGCCTACCAAGCTGGGCTTACAAACAAAACTAAAACTATGACAGAAACAACACCTATTGCTGCATTAGCAGAAGCTTTACAAAAAGCACAAGCAGAATTTCCATCAATGAGTAAGACCAAACAAGTTGGTGTAGGTTCTTATGGTTACAGCTATCTACCTTTAGAGCAAATGCTTTCTTTGGTTACACCTGTACTTCTTAAACATGGTCTTTGTCTTTCTCAAGGCTTTGACTGTAGCCCTACAGGACAAACACTTATAGTGACAAGACTTTTACATAAAAGTGGTGCTTTTATAAAAAGCGAACTGCCAATATTTTTATCTGAAAAAGATATGGCAAACCCTAAGAAAAACCAAACCCATAACTGGGGTGGTGCAGTTACATATCAAAGAAGATACAGCATTAAGTTGATCTTAGGTCTTGAAACAGATATGGACTTTAATATGGAAGAAGTTGAAGAAGTTTCTGACAAAAAACTAAAACCAAAACTATTAGAAAACAAAGGCGAGGTTATAGAAACTTTGCGAAAGCAAGTACAAGAGAAAGTATCAAACAAACCAGATACTGACGCAACTTTTGGTCTAGCAAAAAAAGCTATAGAAATTGCTACTTCTGTAGATCAATTAACAGATCATAAAAAAAATATTGCCACTAGGTTTGCTCAGGGTAAACTAACCCAAGAACAAAAAATCGAACTAGACAGAGCAATTATTTCTAAACAAATGAAGCTTAAGTAATGGAACAAGATCAACCCTACCTATCCACTAAAGACCTTGCTGAAAGATATGGTATTACAGAAAGAACCATCAAGAAGTGGCGAACAAGCACAAGGCGAGGTAAAGAAGAAGGACCAGAGTGGTACAACGTGCCACGACAAGCTACTGCTTTGGGTAAACCACTCATACGGTATGCCCTTCCTCAAGTTCTTGCTTGGGAAGAAACAAACTCAATTATTCCTATTAAATCTTTTTAATTATGGCCTACGAAAACCTTTTTACAGGACGTCTTGTCCTCTTTGATAATAATGATAAAAAGTCAGAAAAATCACCAGACTTTGGTGGCAATATTGAATTTACTTTATCAGATGCCATGGCACTTACCGAGTGGATTACAGCACAAGAAGGCGAAGAAAATTATGCTGGTGAAAAAGTTGTCAGGATACCAGTAAGTGCTTGGAACAGAATGTCTAAAAATGGTGCATCTTTTGTATCAGGGTCAATCTCTGTATTAAAAACAGAAAAAGAAGAAATGCCTTTTTAACAATGACAAAAATGGCCATGCTGGTTTTATCAGCAATGGTCTTAAAACAACCTTTACAATTTAAATGTCCCGACTGTGACTGAACTTGAAAAAATTAACTGGTCAGCAGAACTTAATACTGACCTAGTAAACGACGCTGTAGAAACAGCTTTAAAAACAAAAAAACTTTTTCGTTATCAATTTAAAAAAACAAAAAGTGATGTAACTATGTTTGAAACAGAAATTACTGAGTATGTTAATTGCAAATATGCTTTGGCTGTTTCTTCTGCAACTAATGGTATTTTTTTAGCATTAAAAGCTTGTGGTGTAAAACATGATGATAAAGTACTGATCCCAGCATTTACTTTTGTTGCGGTACCTAGTGCTGTAATTCAAGCCGGTGGTAATCCCATTCTTGTTGAATGTAATGAACAATATGTAATTAGCTTAAATGATTTAAGAAACAAAATCATAAGGTTGAGGCCAAAATTTCTTTTACTTTCTTATATGCGTGGTCATATGCCAGAAATGTCAAAAGTAGTTGAATTATGTAAAGCTTTTCAAGTAGTGCTTATTGAAGATGCAGCACACGCACTTGGGGTAAAACATAATGGAAAAATGGCTGGTACATGGGGGGATATTGGTATTTATTCAATGCAATCTTACAAGATACTTAATGCAGGAGAAGGTGGCATCATAGTTACTAATAATGAAGAGTTAATGTGGCAATGTATTCATATGTCAGGTGCTTATGAAGATAATTTTAAACTACATATGGTCGAAGGTCGTGGTGGAAATAAATATAGATGTCAATTACCGGTTTATAATTGTCGTTTAAATAATTTAAGTGCAGCTATAGCAAGACCACAATTACAACGAATTGAAAATACTATTATTCAGACAAATAAAAACTACATTTTGTTTAAAGAAAAAATGAAAGAATTTAAACAAATAACTTTTCCATTATCAGATTATTTTTTATATGACCACAAAGAATATGACAATATTTTATCTTGCTATACATCTATGAATAGACCTGTACGAGATTCTATTCAAATGCAAATTGATTTAGATGAAAAATGTAAATTAAGCCTTTTACATCTTTGCAACAGCACGAATATACCTATTTCATATTTAGGTGGAACTAATAATACAAATGCAAGGTTATTCTGGAATTGGAGATTTTTACCATATACAGTGAGATATGAAGACATTTGTAAATATACAAAATCTATTTTAGACAATGTATTTGACCTTAGATTACCTCTGCATTTTACAGAAAAAGAGACATTGGCAGTAGCAGAAGGCTTTGCAGCTTTTATGCGAAGATTAACTGGCAAGGGGGTAGCTGTAAAATGACTTTATTTGACTTTTCTAATAAGAGAAAAAAACTTGCTATTGATTATCCAGACTTAATGGGTAAAACAGTTATACGTAGCTTTGATGGTGCTAAGTTTAAATGTGTAACCATACAATATGGCAAAAATACAAAAATTTTGTATCTAAGCATTTTACGTTGCGTTGAATTTACAAACATAACAACAGTAGATGATTATGCAAAAGCTGTTGGCAATAAAGCTATATTTATAAATTGGGACGATTTTTTTCTTAATTATGAATTTTCTGAAAAAGAATGCGAAACAATTTCTGGCAATAACTTTTCCAATGAAAAAATAAAATCATATTGGCAAAAAATGAAAAAAGTATTTTTAAAAGATTTTATAGAAGGTGCTAACAAATGAGTGATTTTTTAAAATTAAGAAGATTAAAACAAATGCGTCTGGCAAACTTAGAAAAAGATTTTTTAGATAACACGCTAAGAGGTTATGATCATTATGTTTTTATAAATGAAAACGGTAAAGCACAAGTTGTATTTAAAGAGGGTCGTTGGGTTGCTGAACATATACGAACAGCAATTCTTAAATTTAATTACCAAGTTGATGAAACTAATAAAAAAAAATCTGTCAAAGAATTTTCAGAACTTGAATTACAAGCTTATGAAAAAAAATATGTTACTTAAATAATCTTTTTTTTATTTTATTTATTAAAGTTGGTTTTTTTCTTATCTCTTTCACTACAAGATTGGCTTCAAGTTCTACCAACCTACCAAGAATAGAAGCAATAAAAACATCTTGATGCATTTGGTGTCTTACTAAGTGTGTACAGTATCTTTTTATATTATCGTAATCTTCACTTTGCATAATTTCTCGGCAACGCATCTCGACAGATAGTTGCAACTCTGGTGGTGCTTCCTCTATCTCAATATTAAGAAATTTTTTTATGTTCATTTGTCTGGAAACAGTTGGTTTTCCAAAATATCAACTGCTTTATCATCTAATGTATTAGTCGTTTGTTTTGCGATTGACCTTAATAAATCAACAACCAATCTCTTTACAGCAGTGGTCGTAAAAAAGGTCATTAAGATTGGCCTTAAAATTTTTAACATAATGTTAAATTTGTGTTACTTTCCAAACATAACAAGAAATGCTACATTTGGCACATGGCTGTTTGTTAAGCAGTGGTCAAATGCTTAGAGATACCCCAAACAGCTTTTTTTTATATGGAAGATCAAGAACCAAGCAAAGTCGAAACCATTGTGAAAGTCTGTGTACTTTTATGGTCAGCCACACTACTCAGCCTTTCTTATTATGAACCGCCATCTGGCAAAAAGATTGTAGATTTTGATCCGACATTTATAGCTTCAATTTTTTCAGCTAGTACTGCATCACTAGGGTTTACGATAAAAAAGAAAAAAGATACTATAGTAGATAATAAGAACTCCAAAGTAGGTATTAAATGAAAAAACTACTTCCACTTTTGTTACTTACTGGTATCCCAGCTTCTTATGCTGGTGGCATAAGTCATTCAATTTCTTCTTCAGTACAACTTGAAGCAGTATCGGCTGGCAGTATTGCCGAAAAAGTTTCCAGTTCATACAGCATCTCAGGTAGCGGTGTCACTACTTTAGATTCTGATGATGCAAATAGTATTGGTGGCTTTGGAACCACCACAGATGGCGTACCATCAATTACATTTCCAGATTCAGTTTCTCAATCAAGTGCAGGGTCAGCCTTCTCATATGCCACTAGCTACGTTGAAGGGGATGCCACACCTTCAGCAGCAGCTACAGTTGGTGAGATACCAAACTTTTCAAATATCACCTCAACTGAGTCAGCAAGTGTTGGTACAGCAGATATTGGTTTAGATAATCATACAATTACCCTAACTCCTGGAACTGGTACAGGTGTTACGCTTACTGGATCGTTTGTTACTGATTTAACCATTGACTGATGTGGAGGACACTTCCGTTTGTTTTTCTTATATCTAGCCCTATCTACGCTGTGCCTGTGGTTCCTAACTTCACTCAGGGTAGCTCCACTTCAAGGACTGAAACCACAACAAACATTACAGAATCTATACGAACATCAAACTATAATTCTGGGTACACATATTCAATTACAGGATCAGGTATCGAGCATGATGGATCGACTATATCTGCTCCAAATGCAACTGTCACTGAAACTATAAACGGCACGACATATACATGGACAGGTTTAGATTTAGGAGAAAAACCAAACTGGAAACAAACAAACCCTGGAGATGCTTTTCAATTTACAGAAGTTTACACACCACCTGGATTGGAATCTATAACAGACGTAACACGCACTATAGAATCTCAAAGCGTAACGGATACCACAACTATATTCTCGCAATAAGTCTCTTAGGTAATCCTGTATTAGCTAACACCTCAAATACTGCTGCTCCCTCTGCTTCTGCCAGTGGATCTGTTTCTAATTTTGCAACGCAGGTTTTACAAGGTAACACAATAGAAAATCATTACGGAAATGGTATTAGATGCCAAGGCCCACAAATGTCATTTAGCCCATTTGTTACCACTTCGTTCAATCAAAAGCGACCACAGGACTATACATATATGACACCAGTGTACGATCCAAGTGTTGATGAAGATGGTAATTTAATAAATCCAGGTGATATTCTGTATTATCAAGAAAACTACAGTAATAACAAAGATAGTCTTGGTATTAACTTTGGTCT